CCATCAATGGCATACACAGAGGTGCCACCAATCTCAATATGGATATCATCCATGGGTTGCCATCCTAATGTTTGGATAGTTTCCCAGAGATCTTCTTCAGTAAATTTCATACGTGATCAGAAAAATGTTTATCAAGGACCTCAAGACGTTCTTCTTCATGTGCAATAATATCAAGTTGTTCTTGAATTGCACCGAGAACATCAGGGTGTTCACCAATACCTACAGGGTTGTGTAGGTAGACTTCTACATTTACTTTTGCTTTGCTAATGTTACCAATGGCATTATTCTTCAAAGCACTAATAGTTTTTTCTCGTAAGTTACAAGACATTAGTAGAGTTCCTCCTCTTTTTCAGATTGAATCACCACGTCGGATGTGGGGTATGCGACGCAGGTGAGTACAAATCCTGCTTCTAGTTGATCGTCGTCAAGGAAAGATTGGTCAGATTGATCAACAGTTCCTTCTACAACTTTACCAGCACATGTGGAACAGGCACCAGCACGGCAGGAGTAAGGCATGTCAACGCCTGCTTCATCAGCAGCGTCAAGGATGTATTGGTCATCAGCACAATCAAAAGAAGTTTCAGTGCCGTCAGGTTGTTGGATAGTTACGTTCATCGGTCGTTAGCTTTACGGTTTTCAGAGAAATAAGAATCAAAAGTGCCATCAGGATATCTCTTAGACAGCTTTTTGATGTTAGTATCTAGCACTTCTTCCATACTAATACCTAGAGATTGTGTTGCTTGAGCAACATACCACATGATATCACCCAACTCAATAATAAGATGCTCACGGTTATCTTCGTTCCAAGGTTTGCCTTGGAAAACCATCTTCTTAATGATCTCAAGGAATTCACCACCTTCAGCGTTAATCCCAACGCCACTAGTAAGGAGACGCTCAATATTGGCACCCTCACGATCCAACTCGCCAATACGATCAGCGAAATCAACAAAGTTTGTTGAAGGTTCTGAAGTAACCTGAGAAACAAACTCTTCATACTTACTAAAATTAATCATACATTCCACTCAGCAAATTTAGATAAACGGTTTTGTGTTTCGGAAAATTGTTGGAAGTCCTCACCAGGATCTTCATCGTTGATGCCGATTGCAGAAGCATCATCAGCAACATCATACAGCCTCATTTTGGATCTGTCAATTCCCACCATGAATTTTCGTGAGGTAACAAGGTCTGAGTATCGGTTCTTAAGTTGTTTGACCATGATGCGACCCTGTTGTTCCAACTCCTCAGTAGAGATAAGAGCGAACATAAAATCAGCAGTGGCAGGAAGACCAAAAGACTCAGAAGTATCGGTAAGATCTGGATCACTATTGCCATAACCACTACGAGTGGTCTGAGTAGCACTAATAATAGGGACGTTACATTCCACAGCAAGACCCCGAAGCTCCTCAGCAATCGCTTTAACATACGTGTAACTGTTGACAATAGCACCTTTGTACCTCATACTTGCACAGATATTAAGATAGTCCACGAAGATAAGATCTGGTTTGAAATCTTTCTTCAACTTGAGATCACTAAGCAGTGCCTTGAAATGACCAGCATGAGCAGATGCTGTTGGATACTCTTTGATGATAAGTTTACCTCTAGTCTTTCTAGCAATCTCATTTACTTTGCTAGTAAAAAGAACTTCTGGCAATTCAACAATATCTTTGACACCTACATTCAAAAGGTTTGCGTCAATTCGCTCAGCAATTTTCTCCTCTGCCATTTCACATGTAATGTAGAGAACGTTGTAGCCCTGTGTGAGCGCGGCACCAGCAACATGGCACATGAATAGAGACTTGCCGACGCCTGTACCAGCAAGAGCGACGTTGAGAGTCTTGTTAGAGAGACCACCTTTGGTAATGAAGTTAAACTTCTCCAGATCAAATGGGACTTTTTCTTCTTTTCTATGGTAAAACTCATATCTGTCTGTTGCTTGTTCTATGTAATCGTGTCCGATGTGTTCGTCAAACGAAACCGCCAGGGCTTCTTGGAGAATTGAGGGTATCGCATCTCGCGAAATCTTTGTATCGCCGCCGTCCGCAATCTTGATTGATTGCATGAGCGCAAGGTATATAGCTCGGTCTTTGCACCACTTTTCTGTGGCGTCAAGTAACCATTCGTAGTCAACCCACTCGTCGGATAGTCCTCGTACCGTCTGTAGCGAATCTTTAAACGATTCATCAGTAAGATCTGTACGATTTTGTAAATTAATCGTAAGGACTTCTTTAGTAGGAACTTTATCGTACTTAGCAGCGAAGTCAGCAATCTCTTCGTAGATAATTTTTTCATGATAATTCTCATAGTATTCTGCTTTGAGAAATGGAACTACCTTACGATAATATTCCTCATTGTGGATGAGATTTCGTAAGATAGTTTCCTCAATACGTTCAATTGCCATAAGTGAATTCTTGCTTTGCAGCTTCTTCAAGTTTTTCCATCACTTCTTCGGTGAAATACTTCTCTGGATCAGAGAGAATAGACTTAGGGTAAACAGTAGATTCACCAACAACGACCCGATTCCCCCTCCTGGTGAAGACTCCGTATTTTTCACCCAACTCCAGTAGTCCGTAATACTTGTCAAGTCCACGGTCGTCAAAAAATAGACGAGTCTCAATCTTACTACCCTCCTTAGTTAGACGTGATTTTTTTGCTTCACACTTAATGATGTTACCAACCAGTTCAGTGCCATCTTTCTCCTTCTTCTTACCAAGATAGATGATAGTAGATGCAGCATACTTAAGACCTGTACCACCTCCCATCTCCTTTGCAGGAACATAGGAACCGATCACATCATATGTATGATTAGTGACGATCATAGGCACTTGTGCTTGCCCTAGTTTGAGCGTAAGCACACGAAATGCACCTTTGATAAGTTGTGATTTGGTCATGTCACGAACTTGTTTGTCATTAGAAATGTCTTCCATCTCTTTAGAAGTGGAAAGCATACCTAAAGAGTCTAGTACGAACATCATAGGTTGACGTTCTTCTTTAGGTTCCTTCATATACTTGTCAACGATGCGACAAGCTTGTGTCCTGAATTCTTCAATAGTGGCAACAGGAAACAAAACCATACGTGAACTGTCAATACCACGAGACTCAATCATGTCACGGGAAATGGCGGATTCAGTCTCAAAATAAATGACGCCACCTGTAGGATTAGCAGCAAGGAAATTACGAACGACGCTGAGAGCAAAAAAAGTCTTGCCCGTGCTTGATTCTCCTGCCAAGGCCGTAACCTTATTGGAAGGAAGACCTCCAAACAACGAACCACTAACCAAGGCGTTAAAGATATAACTGCCAGTATCAACGTAATTAGTAATGTCGCCAGCAGCAACTCCTTCACTAACCAGACCAGCAAATTCATTTCCACTGTCTTTAATTACGGTATCTAAGAATCCCATAGTGTTGCTTCATCCTCATAAAATTGTACATAATTATACTGGTCTCGCATGAGTTTTGCAAATGCAAGAGCAGTGTTGTAGTCTTCAAAGCACTTAATGTCCTCTGGACCAACCTGACCCACGACATGATTAGTCCATGTGACTACAAAGATTTTCTTGCTCATGAAAAGAAACTAGAAATGGTAATGGTTTTTTCGTGGGTCCAACCAATACATTGTAACACATTTTTGAGAGGTTCCAAGAAGGACTTCTCAAATTGTGTTTGATAGTCCACATACTTCTCAATACCAAACTCCTTCGGCAATTCACCGAAGAAGCTAATCACATTCTCATGCAACGGGTTTGGTGTTTTGAGGTACATGAATTTGATCTTCTCACCTTCCTGGATGAGAGGATGTTTGTTTTCTACCTTGTACTTCTTTACATAATGATTATAAAGAAGAGCACCCCTTACTGCAATGGGTGTTCCTTTCTGGTAAATCTCAGTTGGGTGGCGATATTTTGCCAGGTTGTTACATCCTCTGGGGAAGGCGACTTCTTCGTAGGGTCGCTCTCGTGTCTCTGTTCGCACGTCATTGATAAATGAGATAAGCTCATCATTTGTCTTGCCGATAATAATCTTAAACGCTGCATACAATTTGTCCCTAAAATACGCTGGTGTTGATGACCTAGCGGTTTCTAAACCCATGATCTTCATCTTGGGTTCTTTGTATCTAACGCCCTCACTGTCCCAAACATTAAGAATGTAACGTTTTTTAGCAGTCCAGATGCCACGATCAGCGATGTTCTCTCGCTTCATGCTCATCTTTTGGTCATATGCCGAAACGTAATCCGCAAGTTCTTGATATGAACGTTCAATAAAAGGTTCCAGTTTCTCTTGGCAGATCTTGTCAAGTAGCGCCACAACTGTTGCTTTGTCGCCAGACTTAGAACTAAGAAATTTATTAACAAGAGGTCCAAGGTTAAGATAGATTGAGTCAGTGTCAGATGCAATGACATAATCCTCCTTCTCAG